TGCTGCTTTTGTCTCTAAAGCAATTTTAGCTTTGGCCTTTTTTTCTTCCCCGGTTAAAGCTCTTTCGTGTAAACCAGCCATCATTCTTTGTCTTTTAACATCTTCTTCTTGAAGACGTTTTAAAGCTGCATAATACTCTTTATTAAGCTGATATTTTGTTTTTAAAGTCTGCTTGGTTGTTTCTGAACCCGTCTTTATAAGTTTGCCATCTTCTACCCTATACAAATCACTTTTGCGTGTAGTAGCTACTTTATAAGCATTACCAAGTTCATCCAAATGCTTGATAGCTGAAAGTGTCTCTTTTTTATGTACTTTAGTAAAACGGCCCTTTGCATCTTGGGCTTGTTTTATTGGGGTAACTACACTTTTTCCATAGGAAGCCCCTAGTTTCCTTAACTCAGCTACTGCAGCGTCAACACCTGTAACTTTAGTTAAAAGATCAAGTTGTAATGCAGCTATACTATTTTCAGTAGCCATTAGTCAACATACCCTCTCGATTGCGCTTTTCTGTGCATCATTGCACCAACACTTTTATTAGGAAAGCCACCGCTACTCTTAGACGATGAAAAAAGTTCATTATGCGCTGTTAAGTAGGCGGTGGCTTCCAGTATTGTTAATTGTAATACATCTTGTGGTGTAAAATACATTACAACACCTACAAGTGTCATTAAATCTTCTAAGGTTTCTCCTCTACCTCGTTTTCTGTTGACCCCTTTTTTTCGGGACTGTCCACTTCTCCATCCTCATCATCAGCGACACCACTAATAGTACGAACAATGTCACCAATTTCCTGAGTGCTCTCCAAAGGCAAATTACCAATATCTTCCTTCTTTAAGTCAGGATAATTCTTCTTTAAGGACTGATATATCATAGACTGAAAACCAGTAAGCGAAGAAAGTTCCTCAAAAAACTCATCACCCATTGGCTGGTTGATGATCTCTCGAATTAAAATACGACGTTCATCCTTATCTTCAATAAGTTCGCGCACTGTTTGAACCTTTTGACTTTGAAGGTCTTTCCATATATTCGTAAAATCTTCAAAAGTTAATGGTGTTACCTTATAGGTTTCACCATTAAAATCAACATCAACAGGCTTCGCACATGCACCCTTAATTCCTTTAGCCATACTATTAACCTCCTCCAATAAAAGAACCTACTTATTACCAACCAGAATAACTAATACCATCCGTTCCTTGGAATTCAACACTATAAGTCTCCGCGTCACTAACACCAACATCAAAAGAAACTCCAGTAATTATGAGATTACCAGTTAAATACCTAGTAGCATCAACATAAAACTTTGCTCCTGTAATGCTCGTGCCAGCAGCCGGTGGACTTGTAGTATCGTCTATGAAGCACTCAACACTTCCAGACCAATCCGTCAAGCCCGCTATGTACGTATGCGGACCAGTCGAAGTGAAATCTGTAACGTCAAGAGCGTCACCGGACAGGTCTAAAGACCAAGAATTCTCATTCTCAGTACCAGTGAGACCAGTAATACTTGCGTTGTACCCGGCAATCTGACTCATCTTACTCTCCTCTAATTATTATTAAAATGTAACCTGCTTACTAATTGTTATACTTCTACTTGTAGTTACCGGCTTAGAAGTTAATACATCTGAAACCGTAACTTGTTTCGTAACAGTTATAGGCGCTGTTGAATTACTTACAGTAAGTTGTGTTGATACAGTTATTGGTTCTGATGTATTTGGCAGAGAAGTTGTAACTGGACAACTAACTGTGCTATAAGCTACATTAGTAACCAACTGAGGCGCAGAACCAGTTGAATAACTCGCACGGTTAAGTGAACCCGAACCTTGAAACTCAATTGATAAAGTAACTACATCCTCTGTTGAAGCATCTATAGAAACGCCTGTAACTAAAACATAGCCACCCCAATAAGTATGAGCATCTACATAAAGGCGCATATCCGCTTCAGTTACATTCGCCACAGGTGGTTCTTCATTAGTATCAAGATAGTATTCAATTGTTCCAGTGAAAGTTCGCAGTCCTGCTATATAAGACTTTGGACCTGTAGTTTCAAAAGAAGTAACATCCAGAACATCACTACTATCTTCAAGCGACCAACTGTAAGGATTTGCATTATAACCATTCGTAAACCATACATCGCCTTTAAAACCTGCAAGTTGACCCATCCTTACTGCTCCTCTAGCAAAATTCTATAATCAACAGTATATTGCCATGTTTTAGGGTTAGTATCTAATCTATCAGGAATATTAAATATTCTCTTACAATATATAGTATTATAACCGGAAACTGTTAATTCTGCAAAATCAAAGCAATCTATTAACTCTTTAAATATATCACTTACCTCTACAGAACTAGTTTCATCAGATACAATATGAAAACGAACATCAAGACTTTCCAACCTATCTTTACCCATTACCCATGAAGGTTCTGAGTTTATAATACGGAATGCACAGAAAGGAAATTCAGGTGTAGCACTCCTTTCTTGTGCAGGATCAGAATAATAATAGAAGTTACTTACAACTGCTACTAAAGCAGCAGTATCCTTATACTCATCTATTATTCCTTTTTGTAATTCTTTCATGCTATAGATTAACCTCTACAGTTACCTTACGCGTTTTTGCCCTTCTCCAAGCACGTTTAAGATGCTTCTCTAGTATACTTGGTAATTTACCTTTAACATCGTTTAATGCAGGCTTTAAGAAGGGATGTTTTAATGTAATACCAGTATCCGCACCAAAGTATTTAAGTTTAAAACCGACTTCCCAAAATAAACCAATAGGTCTTCCAACCTCTGCATTCCAAGTATTATCAACATAAACTCTTGAATGTGGTATACGTTCTACTGAGCACCCAACATAACCAGCAACAATAGGTTCATCACCCTGTTGAATACGTCTCACTCCATAGTGAATATTATCTCTTACAATAGCGTTAGGTGCATAACTTTTAGCCCTTTCCTTAATTTCATTACAAATCTCAGCCATAGCAGCTTCTATATGATGTATGTTAACACCCCACATATGCTCAAGGTCTGCTACTATTTCAGTAAAAGCCCTCGCTATGTCTGCTTCGCCTGCCATTAACTCACCCTGCTTACACTGATTTCTAAATGATGTCCCATACCAGCAGCATCTATTACACTATCCACTTCAAATACAAAGTTTTTATAAGGTTTACTTTGACATACAATTTCATCGCCTTGGTCAATGTTAACTACATTCCCATTATATTTTGGTTCCATAAAAATTAAGTAAGCACTAACAACAGATTCTCGATCCTGTAACATACGTTCACGGTTAGAAGTAGGCTGAACCCAACAGGCTAAGTTATTATACTTAGTTACTGGAGTTCCTTTATCAAAAGTTCCATAACCGTCGTCAGTTAAAGAAACTGTTCTAATATTTATCTTATGAAGTAAACGCATTGCATCCTTTGTAAACTTCCTCTGCCGGTATTAATATTGTAACACATTCCATAGTAGGAGTTAAAGAAATAACTGAATGAAATACACCCATAGGAATTGTATATGAATCTCCCGCCTTTAATATAATTTCTTCATCATTAACTATTAACTTTAAACTACCTAAGACTATATTAAAAACTTCTATTGAATCTTTATGTACATGCTTATCCATCTTAGCATTTTCTATTAAGGCATAGGCATAAAGAATTTGAATTTCTTTTGCATCTAAAAGTCGGATGTTCATAAAGTCACCAGCACGAAAACCTATAGTATTATGGTCCTCTATTAAAGCATTCAACTCTTTAAGATTCTCAATCTTTTCCTTCATTAAATTTAATCTAATATCACTCATGGTGTAATAAACCTTATAGCTATATAGATCAGAGCAGAAGTACAAAGACCAGCTACACCACCATAAGCCATAGATTTTCCTTTAAATATATAAAATTCCTTTTCCATAGATTTTAGTCTGTTATCAATTTCTGACAATTCTTGACGTATAAGTTCCATTAGGGTTGTTTGTTCCCCTCGCCACCTATTCCACTCTGTTCCATTTAATGACATTATGCATCCAATAGATATTGTTTAAATTTAGATAACCTGTTTTCTATATCCAGTGGAAGTCCACTTGTAGAACCTCCATAATCCCCGCCAGACATAACAGTGTAAGAGTAAGCACCAATCTTTTCACTTTTTATATTCGGACTCTGTATCCTTCTGGCATATAGAAAAGCACAGATTTCAAAGCATAAACGCCTTAAAGCACCGGGAACAGACGCTTTTGCATAACCAGCAGAATATACTATATCAATATTCCTTTGGTCTGCTGGAAAAACTGATTCATAATAAAGTATTCCCTCGTCTGTATAAACCTCATAATCATCTGAATCAAGTTCCGTATCATCAAGTTTTAACGTG